CGACACCGTTGCCCCGCACTTCCGTGGGGGACGACGAGTCGGAATACACGAGCGCTGACGGCCTCCTTCAGGTGAAAGCCTCCCATGTCTATGGGAAGCGCACCCGGAGGATGCTGAGGGTCGACACTTCCAAGGTTGCCCCGGATCCGTTCCGGCCTTCGGAGAATGTCAAACTTTCGATGTCTTTGTACATCGTGTTTGACACTCCGCCGGCAGGATACACGGCTGCGGAGCAGAAGGCACTGTTCGATGGCTTTCGGGCCATGATCGGTGCCAACACGGACCAGCAGATCACCAAGTTGTTGGGTGGCGAGTCGTAAAGACGAGCCTCCAATGACCGGCGATGACGCTGGAGATGCTGAGACGAGGGAATCGCGGAGGTTCGATCTTTCTCAAGATCGGTCCCCTCGATCCCTACGACGCCAGGAAATCAAAACTGGTCGTCGAGCTTCGGATCTACACGTCAATCAGATCGCGACACGTAAAGTGGTCGTGGTCTCTGACGTAGTGATCGTTGCTGTCATCATCATCAGTGAGGTTTTCCTTCGGGCAGGATTCTGCCCGTGAAAACCTGTGAACAACACAGGGGTAGCAATACCCCTGGCTAACTTCAACTACTACCACTAGGGGTACTTGCCCCGGGAAGGACAGCATGAACCATCAGGTTCACACTGCCCCTAACAGGGCACAGTACTACGACAGGCTCATTAACTTGGGTCTGCCGCACGAGGAAGCCGAGAGGCTTACCTCAATGGTCTACGGGTGGCTCTCCAGCCTCCCGCGACCGTGACCTAGTGCAACGGTTGTTGCTAGCTGATACAGGCAGGGATGTGCACACCTCTATTTAAGGAGGGACACTGAAAAGCCTGATATCACTCTGGTCCTGTACAGCCAATGAATTAGCTGTACGATGCTGTACCAGCGCCACTCTCGACGTAAAAACCGTCGAGAGGCGGGTCGAACACGAGGGGTTACCGTTTTTAGCGATAACCCTGGCGGACTTTGGAAAAGCTACCCAAAAGTGGCTTGACCAAGGTTTCGTCGATCCTTCCGACAGCCCAGCGTTTAAGCTGAACCGTCGTACTGGTCTCCCTGCATTCCTGCAAGGTTTCCGTGATCGTGTGTTCGACGCCTGTAGCGGCGTGTTGCTGGATCAGCCAGACATCGAAGCAATCTTCGCTTTGCGTCAGCTTACGCTGATGTTTAGCAAGATCGCCCTCCCGGACGACCCCTGTGAAGGGTCCGTCACCAGGACTGTTAGTCCTGATCGCGAGAGGCGAGCGATGTCTGAGTTTATCCAGTGTGAGCGTGAAGTCAAGGAGTCTGACCAACTTTTGGATCCTTCCTATATGGAGGATTTCAAGAGAATGTCAGGCTTGCTTTTCAGCGAGGCTTTTGCCAAGGTTGACAGAGATGTCGATTTTGGTCGCCTCGTTGGTAAGCATGGTCCAGGCGCTGTCGCAGAGCGGCTTACTAGTAATAGTAAGTTCGATCTGCGAACCTGGCCTACTCGTCTTCAGCGGTATTTTCCTGCTGAAGAGTTTCTCATTCCGAACTTGCACTTTCGTGCAGGAATGGATGAGGAGCTTGGCTTCACCGAACCTGGAGCCGAAACGCCCGTTAGGGTTATTACGGTTCCTAAGACGCTCAAGTCACCCCGAGTAATCGCTATCGAACCGACTGCTATGCAATATGCACAGCAGTCGCTCGCAGCTTCTATTCGGAACGCGATTCAAGAGGATGGTTTCCTCAATCGCGTTATCGGATTGACGGACCAGGTCCCTAATCAGGACTTGGCCCGTTTGGGTTCCCACAGCGGGGAACTCGCTACACTCGATTTGAGTGAAGCTTCCGATCGTGTCTCGAATCAGCATGTACGTGCGCTTACAGAGGAGTTCCCCTATTTGCATGGGGCTCTCCAAGCCTGTAGGTCACGAAAGGCTGATGTGCCTGGTCATGGCGTTATACGCCTGGCCAAGTTCGCATCTATGGGTTCAGCTCTTTGCTTTCCGCTGGAAGCTATGGTATTTACTACCATCATCTTCCTTGGGATTGAAAGAGAGCTCAACACAAAGCTCAATCGTGAGACCCTTTTGGAGTTTCGCGATCAAGTGCGCGTGTTCGGGGACGATATTATTTGCCCTCGAACGTATGTACTGTCCGTTGTCGACGAACTTAGCACTTTTGGGTGCAAAGTCAATGTCGACAAGTCTTTCTGGACCGGGAGGTTCAGAGAGTCTTGTGGTAAGGAGTACTATGACGGCCATGACGTTTCCATAGTCAAGGTTCGTCGAGTGCTACCTACACAACGGCAGGACGCGAATGGAGC